TCATAGTGTCTCTTATTGAATTGAAATTATCCTTCTGGCCGCTTCGCCTGTTGGGGTAATAAATCCTGTCAACGCCCATCGGTTATCGGTTGTAGCTGGTGTTGTCCCGTCATCAGTAACGGCAACGCTTAATTCATTTCCTGAAGATACCGCGATATTAGACGAAGCATTGCACCGCCACGGCCCGGCCCCCGTTCCGGTCAGTTGACAGGTAAGCGCGGAGTTTGTTCCATCGACTCGGAAATAAATATTATAAAGGTCGGTATCGGGGCCTGGATCGGTTTCCACCTCAAAGTAAATATTTTTTATCGTGAAAGCGACTCCGGAAAGATTTTCGCGGATATCCGTCGTTCCACTCCAATCTCCGCCTGTGCTCATGGCTCCAGTCATCCAGTTAAATTCATTATTATTCGATAAATCATCATAACTCGAACCATGAAATGTAAATTCCCCGCTTGTCGTTGGAACAAAAACAACACCGTAGCTTATAATAGATGCGGCTGGAATCCCCGAAACGGTCGAAGTCAAAGTATAAGTATCGTTGGCGGAAACGGCTTGAGTGTCTGAACCGCTATTGCAAGTTTTGTTNGTTCCNCCNGCGCTTCCGGTCACTGTGCAATCGACTGTCCCAAAAGCGAATGTCCTCGAAGTCCCGTCGCCCGGGTCTGTGCCAAGCTCAATATACAAATCCCTTAATATTCCTCCTGTCGGAAAAAAAGTCGAAACATCAAACGAAGCGCTCACCGGAGTACCCATCCCGTGCATTGGCAAATACTGCGTCCCAGAAGTCGCGAGGGTATTCGCCATCGAACTACCAACAATAACCGTATAATCCGCTGTCGTTGGATTCCATGATATTGACCAGCTGGGGTCAGATGTGGTTGGGGTAGATATTGGCACGTGCATTATTGATACTTCGTCACCAACCGTTATCGCTGTCGCATTAGTTGTATCATTACAAGCAGTCGCGTTCGCGCAACTGGCTTGTGTCGGTGTTCCCGGTGTTGCTTTGTTGACCCTGATAGTCCATTGTGACGTATTCCCCGCTCCAGGGCTTGCATCCAACTCAACAAACAGGTCTTCAATCGTACCGGACGCGGGCCAAACAACGGTATACTCCGTGCCTGACCATAACTCTGTCCCAACCGAACCCAACGGAAAATACTCAGTTGCCGTCGTGTCAATATTATCGTCTGTGCCTGTTGCGATGACCTGTTGCGTGGCGGCGAAAGAAGGAACGGAAAAAAGTAAAAATAAAATTGTAAAGAAGTTTTTAATCATCTTTTGTAAATGTAAAACACGCCGTTACATGTCCTACCGTCCCCGTCACCGTTCCTATATCAAGCCGTATCCAGTCTGTTGCGTCAATAGCGGCATTACTCAATGCCCCATCGTCCGCTTGACCATCCACATCGCAAGTTATGGTAGTAGCCCCATCAATATTGGAGCAATTATCACCCGCCGTGTCACATTCCTGAAAAAGAATAACGGCACTCGTCGCGGCCTCGACGATACAATTCAAACTCGTTACCGTTGAAGTAACAGGCACGCGGTACATTAAAAAGTTATCGGCATCGGCAGGAGTTTCGATAGTCATACATTTTGTATCCGTAAAAATCTCTATATCTATATCAACAACATCCGCCGTTACCGTGAGGCTTCTTCCGCCAACGGTAGAGGCTACGGTAGTGGCGTTCCCGACAGAGGTGATCGGGCCCGTCAAATTGGCATTGGTCGTTACCGTTGTGGCCAGGTCAACCGTAATTGTATCCGGAACATCGGCATCAGCGATCGCTTCACAGGTCGCCACGCCAGCGGCCGTCACGCCAACGGCGAAATGCGTGGAAGTGGTGCAGTCAGCAGGATCTGCCGCTAAAGCCACCGCTGTGTCAGCGTCAATAACATTCGCCGCCGCGGTCATGGTCTTGTTAGTCAACGTGTCGGTGGTATCCCGCCCGACAATCGTATCTGTGGCGTCCTGAAAAGTTATCACCTTGTCCGAAGTCGCCCAGTCAGGAAAAGCAAATCTGCCTTCGATGGTGTCTGCGGTCAAGCCTTCCGAAACAAAACCATTGAGAGCAAAAGCTACTTCGTTGGTCAGTAAAGCAATATCCCCCGAAGCGGCATTAAAATTGAATTTCCACGTAACATCATCCGGCGTCGCGGCGGCGTCCAGGGCAATGTCCATGTAAAGGTTATCGAGGAAATTGGCGTTTGTAGCGGCGGTAGTATTGACGGTGATACTATCTCCAGAACCCCCTCCGTCAACCGTGAGTGTCCCTGTCACTCCTGATTGCGTACAAGCTATCCCTGCTCCAACACAATCAAATTTGAAGGCGACGCCCTGGTCTGTTCCTTCATCAAGGATTCGTGTCGGAGGAAGGCCTGCATCGGCAGATGTAGATAATAAAATAAATAATAAGACTTTAAACCACATAAGCGTATTGAATCCCATCACCATTAGAACTGCTATCGATATAAATCTTACTCAAATCATTAATCGGGAACCAGTCTGTACTTCGTGCCTGCTCCAGGACCATCCCCCTTGCAGAACTGACCGTTGAACCTCCGACAAAGATATTGCCCGTATTTCCTGCCTTAGCAAAGATATTGACCAACCGGCAAGGCGTTGCGGTAGCCGTCAACTGAACCCTTGTCCCTGCAGTCGTTACCGTCTGCGATCCATCGCCTATCGTATCGGCAACTATCTCCTGCGTTTCAAAGGAATTTCTTTGTTTTGATAGAGTCATCAAATCTCCTTATGGACAATATATTCTTCCCGTTGAATCCGTCCCTAACACGGCGCAACTGGTAACATTGATTAAAAATGGGACAGTTACTTTAACTCCCGATGTGTTTCCCGTCATCGTCGTGATTGCTACTAAATCCCCATCACTGTTCCATACGGCAAATTCGGTATTGCTTCCTTCCGTTCCCGTAATCAATGTCTGGTCGGAACCGCTTTTCAAAGCCGCCGTTATCTCGGTAATCGCGTCAACGGCCCCTGCTCGCAATGTGTCCGTTCCTGTTTGAAGGTAGCCATAGAGGTTGTTAAAATCCTCGTTGACTTCCGCAGATCTTGCCGTTGTACTTGCAGAAAAGTTATTGACCCTCGTGGGGGCGGCTCCGATCAGAAACGGTAAAAGTAGAAAGAGTAGGTATTTTTTCATTTTTGCCTTTTGCTTTCTTCTAAAATAGTTTCCATCCTATCTTCAATTTCTTGTATTTTTACATCAAAATCAAGAACTTGTTTCCTTTTTTGTTCATTTGTTAAACGCTTAGTTTTCAAAACATCGTCTTTTTTTCTTTCAATTTTTGTTAAAGAATTATACAATCCTGACAATTTTGATGCCGAATTAATAAGGTCTTTATTGTTTTCTATCAAATTCCTACCACCTTCTTCATCTCCAATTTTTATCAATCTTCTTGCTTCTTTAGCCGCAGACCTTGCAGAAATAACAACTTCTCTTGGTGTTGATGAATATGTTTGAACGCCTACGCCAAAAATTGCCGGTATTGACATGGCCATACCGCCAATTCCTTTTTCTTTACTTAATTCATACATATCTTGAGCTACCATAGGTATAAATCTAACGGCAATTTCTTTCGGAATATCTAAATCTTGTCCGGCGAATCCTTGTCCTTCCAACATCTTTGAAGCAAAAGACAAAAGAGGGGCTTCTTTAGTTTCTATGAATCTCTCTAATATTTGTTTTCTTGTCAAGGGCTTATAACCTTCGCCAACGACTGTTTTAACACCAGTCGTCGAACTTATATGTTCTCCGGTAATTAACTGGGTAGCTAACCTCATATATTGTTGAAACCCTCCGAGAACATCGTAACGGGTATCACCAACTTTTATTTTTCCGAAATCAGCGCTTCTGGGATTATTACCAACTTCAGCGCCAGACAAACTTGCAAGAGTCATAATACTTCCGGCAAATCCAGAAAAAGTAAATAATGAGCGTAAGGCTTCTTTTCTAACCATTGGGTCTAATCTTATATAATAAGCTGGATTAATCAAAGTCAATCTTGAGGACATCAATCGTGGTGAGAAGAATAAACCATTAAGCGTATTTGAAACTCTTTCAAGGGCTGGCCCTAACGGGCCTCTACCTGTAGCGGAATTGATAAATGTTCCCATATCATTAATAAGTTTATTGCTAAGAGGGATACCTTGACTTTGTGCTGTTTTAATAAAATCATCGAATGTGTCTGCTCTCAACTTATTTAAAAATCCTGAAAAAGCCCTATTAGAAGCACGGACACCTTTACCTAATATAGGTATTTTCTCGGCCATATTAGACATAAATGATTCTTCCCGATTACTAAGAATCCTATCTAAATTTGTTATAGATAATTTAGCTCTTTTCATCAATGGAAAATTTTGTCTTTTGCTGATATTATTCAATAAATCATCATAAGAATTCTCATTGAAAAAATATTTAAACATATTCCCAAATGCGGGCATCCATTGTTGTGGACGACCAATCAGAAAAACGCCTTGCCTCAATGGAGCGGACATATCAAATGCTGTCATTAAAGACCTCGGAATATTTATAACATCAGCTATAAATTCACCTGCCCTAGTCAATGCTGGCCTCTTATCTAATATAGTTTTTATGGTTTCTTGAGGAAAGATTTTACTTAAAAGATTAATCTCACTATTTGTTGGAACCCTTCCACCGACTTCACCAAATAATTTAGTTAATCCATTCTTAGCCGCAATCTTTTCAAACTCATCAATCATGGAGCTTCTGGTTATCATATCGTACATACCATCAATATCAGATTGTGAAACAGTATTCCTGATACCCTGAAATTCTATCTTCGGAAGTGAACCTTTTAATTCTCCTAATTGTTTAAAAAATCCGGCTTCTCCTGGAAATCTACTTCCAACAGATTTTACTCTTTCAATTCTTTTGGCTCTTTCAGCAGTAAATAAGTTCTCTTGTGCTAACCTGATAGGGCCTGCGTCTTTTATGGCTTTTGTAACCTTTGCGACAGGATTACTTAAATTTCTAATTATATTAATAGGTGACTGAGATTCAGAAACTCTTTGTGAAAGATTCTTCAAAGCATTTTGATAACTTACGACTGCGGCAACATCTTCATTGAATATTTGTTTAAAGGGAACTTTAGAAGCTATTTCCCCGACAGTTGTTCCTTTAAAAGGAATCTTGCTTATCAACTTACCCGCTTTTCCAAGCACTGGCCCTGCTATCAGATTAAATGGTGTCGTCGCAATATCGGCAACTTCGCCAGCCATACCTCCTAAAGCACTTTTAGTAAAAGCCGACCAATAACTTATCGGGTCATTAGGTTTAATTTCAGAAGGTTCTGTTGCCCTGATAGCTCTATCATGGAGAGATTCTCCGGTAAGTGTTTTTGCCAAAGGGTTAAAAAATATTTCCCCAGTTTTTTTGACAATTGGTTTCAACTGTTCATCAAGAACTGCTATCGACTGTGATTCATCCGGGATAAATGAACTTGGTCTATCTGGAACAAAAGAACTTATTTTATCTGGAACAAATGGCATTAAAGTTTCTCATATAAAGAAGAATCAAATTCATTAGAATCAATAGTCCCCGTCTGCCCTGACTTTAAATCTCGAACTCTTATCTTCCCTGATTTTAAAGATTCCCCAGTTTTTGTTCTTGGTATATCCAACTTATCTTCTAACATCTCAATTTCTTTTAAAACTTCTTCAGGATTCTTAAAAGTTTCACTAGCAACTTCAACAATTTTTTCTGCCCGCCTTTTTATTTCCTTCTTTTTTTCTTCAATATCTTTTTCCTCTTTTTCTTTAAATTTTATTTCTTCTTCCCTCTGTTGTTCCCTCTGCTTCTCCCTCGCCCCCGTATACCCCGTTGACAACCCCGCCGCACCAGCCAATGTCCCCGGGGCCGCTGTCCCGATGATAGCAGATAACGCGGGGATACCAATGTCCATGAGCATTTGCCAGTTGATACCGTTGCCTTGAGGTTTTTCTTGCTGACCTGCTAACCCGACGTTCTCTATAGGTGAGGCGATGTTCATGGGAGGCATCGGAGGTTGCGACATCATTGGTGCTTGAGGTTGCTGAATACCGCCTTGTCCGCCTGGCCCGCCCATCAAAGACTTAATAATTCGGATAGGGTCAAGATTCACTTCCGGCCGATTATACATTGGAGGAGGAGCAACTCCCTGTCCAAGATTACGTTCATTCTGACCCATGTTCATAAGAGTTTGTTGGATAGCATCTACTATCGGGTTGTTTGGCATATGATTTTCCTTTATCTATATTGTGCTGTATTAAATCCAAGTATCTGACTTTGAGTTTTCCCTGTACCTGGAACAGTGCCCGCTAAACTTAATCCACCAGTAGCCATCGCTCCACCAACCTGTCCCACCGCATTTCCTATACTCTGATACAAAGCAGTCCTTAACGCCGTCTGATTCGCCTCCTGTTGCGCCGCATACGTCAAGTCCTGTCCCCTGCCTGTTGTATAGGCCGATAATTGCGATTCAGGGGAAGCGACGGGGTTGATATAACTTGGTTGGACTAAGCCAATGTCGGGGAATAAGAGCTGTAGGACTGGCAAGGCGGCACTTAAAGCGTTCATCCTCGCCCGTTCTTGCCTATCAATATCCTCAATAGCAAAGTTCTGGCTTTGTTCACCGACCGACCTTGCCTCGGAAGCCGCGGAACGACCGCCATAAAGCCCACCGCCAAGATTCGCCCTTGTCCGCATGGATTGTTCCAATTCACCCCTTGCTTGTCCACGCCTTGCTGTTAATGCTGTCTGTTGTTCAGGACTTATCCCTGTTGGACTGATAAGATTAGCCAAAATATTCTGAACCAACTGTTGCCGAACGGCTTGTTCGTTGGGGAAGACGTTTTGTCTTGTCTGTTCAGCAAGTCTTGTTTTTGCTTCAATACCATAAATCGGACTTGTTTCAACCTGATGTTGAAGTTCAGCAGCTCTTGGTATAGATTCAATCATTGCTCTTGTCTGTTCAGCCGCTATTTCTTCAGCACTCTTAACTGGCGCGGTTGGCGGAGAAGATTTCGGCGTCTTTCCACATTTGCACCCAAAAATATTGTTAATACATTTTGGTTCATTAAAATGACATTTAAATATTAAACCAAACAATCTTTTAGACATTTATGTCCTCCTATAAATTTTTCTTTTTTGTATATTTTTGATTTCCTATAATTATATTTTTCTCTATTCCAATAAATCCATTTCAAGTTTTTGCTGAATTTGTGTTCCGCAATCTGTTGAGATAATTCAGCTAAGATATATTTTTCACTTCGCCATAACGGATGTATCCAGTAATCTTGGATATAACAATATTCCCCATCATCCTTAAACTGCCCTTGCACGTTGACGACCTGCCATTCGAGATAACCTAATATATAACCATCGCTATTCTTAATATAAGATAACATTAGTTCAATTCGTAAAGTTTTACATTTCCGGTAAAAGCATTAGCACTGGCATAAAATTCCATTGTCGATAATGTACCAGCATCTTTATAAATTCCTCTGAACTCGGAAGAAAAATTACCATCCCATCCGATGCAAGTTCCATGAATAGTTATCGTTGTTTCAGAAGCGTCTATGGTAATGGCATCAGCATCAACCCAGAATGAACAAGAACAGGCATCATTCGCTCCTGTGGTATAAATATTAATGTCAGTGTCAGCATCATCTCCCGTGTTTGCAATTGTTGGGGAAATCGCAAAATCTACCGTTTGATTCCACCAGGCGTAATCCGTTGCCGTTGAATCATCATCAAACTGTAGCGTTATGGATAATGCGCCGGAAACTGAATCAAGATGAAGAACTCCAAAATATCGCTTTCCAGCCGTTATGCTTATGTCACCAGTCGATGCCGCCGCAGAAAATGTCGTTGTTGACAACAGTACCCCAAGTGGAGTTACAAATGTTGGATTTGCTCCTGCACCCGCAGATTGAAGATATTGTCCAGAAGTCCCCTGTGACCCCAACCCATCAGCATCATCCGAAGCATCATTGACTATCAACTCGCCTGTGGCTGTCGTATCGCCTATTTGAACACCATCCATTGTTCCGCCGTTTATGTCTGCCGTCGTCACCGTCCCCAAATCCGCAATCGTTCCCGAAAAAGTCAATGCACCTGTAAGTGTCCATGTCGTTGCCGCGGATAAGGTCATGCCTCCTGGGACATTCAAAGTAAGCGTATCAGACCCGCCATTACCGATACTATTCGTTGTTCCATCAGCCGCAAAACTACCAGTGAGAGTCGTTGAACCTGAATTGGCAACCGATTGAGCAATGGCCGTAAGATTCAATTTATCTGATTGGATATTCGCCGAAGGATGAATATCTGCGTTGACGATAGTTTCGTCGGCATAAGTGTCAACACCCGCCTGCAAATAATTGAAAAGCGAATCTTCATTTCCGCCCACATCATCCACAAGAATTTCTGTCCCGCCGACATACGTCGCTATTCTGCTTGGCGGTACGGCTTCGGCATATAAAGTAAATAATAAAAATGGAATGATAAGTAATTTTCTCATGGAGTTATCGTCCTCACGTTTCCCCCTGCTTTAAATTGAAGCTTATATGTTCCAGAATCGTTAAATATCCAAATCTCACCATTCTTCGCGTTTGACTTTGTTGAAGTAACCACATCCAATTCAATCCGCCCTGTCTGCATATACCACAAATCATTGAGATAAACATTCAGTTGCGTCAACTGGTCTTGCGTCAAAGGCATGGTCAATACCGGCGGGCGGGAAGCCCGTAACGCGTACCCAATCGTTGCTATCGTCGCTATGCTCAAAATAATCAAAGCTATGACAATTTTTTTCATTGTTTCAATTTCTCTTGTGTTGCCAAAACATTGAATCCATATAAATGGAATGTTTCATCTATCGAATCATTGCCAAATTTAAACTGGATGAAATTTCCAAGACCAGTCAATTTTGAAGTATAAATCTTGTTCCCTGTCGTTCCCCAAACCGATTCATCCCAAATAGCTGAATCCCACAAAGATGAGCTTTCCGGGGAAAGACTGACAGTTTTGCTGTCCAACGAAGAACCAAAATCTATGGCATAATCAATATCTACCTTATTGCTACTCGCTTCTTCGCCAAAGAACAACATTCCAAGAAACGCTTTTTCTCTTGCGGCATCGCCAAGTTCATACCATTTTGTTTTATAAAAAGCGTCAATATCCCCTATAGAATAAACGCTGGTCGAATCCGGCGTTGTTCCAAATGGTGTCGTAACGACTATGCCTGTATCTCCTGATAAGTTTGTTAAAACGACTGTTTCGCTTCCTGCCGCCGTACCGGATGTTATCCTGATAATCGCACTCGTATACGTCCCTGACGCTATCGTGGTATCAACAATGACTTGCGCTCCTGTTGCGGTTGTTACATTGACTACCCCAACGCTGTCAATAACCCCCGTTGCGCCATCAACATCATTCATCTGGTCAGGATTATCAAGCCAATAAACGAAAGCATCATAATTCCCGAAATAGGTCTTTATGTTACTGGTCGATTCTTTGACTTGAGCAAAAGCATTTGCGTCTATCTGATCATAAAGAGTCCATTCCATGATTTCAGTCTGAAGGTCATAAACCGTGTCATTCTCCGCGTTGGCTCCTGTGGTAATGGATAAAAGATAATTATGCCCATCAAACGTTGCAACCGAATATTGAAGCCTTGATTCATTAAGATTGTCCAGTGTCGGCTGGATAAAAAATCCGACATCAGATACTGATACCCCATTGAATAAATAAACATTCTTGGATTCAGACACAAATAAAACAGCACTCCTGTTGTCTGAAAGATTGACTGTTTTTATTGAATGGGTTGAAATGGCTCCGACACCATCAAGAATCTTTGTGAATACAAAAATATCATCGCCACCGACAAGTGACGCTTTCCATATGGATTTTGTAAGGAATATATAAAGGTCGCCATAAAGTTCAGCGAATCCCACAATTTCATCACCGGCAAAAGTCGCAATATCCACAAAATCATCATCAGACCAAGTTTCTGTTGTCCCGACATTAGACCATCTAAATCTTGTAGGTCTATCAATCGAATTTTCAAAGGTATTCGCTAATATAAGATAATTCCTGTACCAAACAACAGCCCGGGCTTTTGTAACGGCGTTGCTTAGTCCTGTAAAAGATAAATCGGTCTTGGTTGGTGTACTGCTGACTTCGAGCGGTTCATCAACATCATTTGTGCATATGGCCGTATCCAAGGCCATCACACATTCAAACTGGTTATTCGCTCCTGAAGTTGTTGAATTCTGACTAAACCTTGTCCATGTCCCGGAATTGTCGTACCAAATGCTCGGCCCGACAAAAACCAATGTCCAGCTATTGCCATTTGAAAATTCGGAATCGAATATCCCTGTTACGGCGGCATTGGCTGTATCCGCATGGTCAAGGGTGCCATTGATGACACTATATCCATATCTCTTTCTTAAATCTAAAGCAGCGGATAATGATACATTTTTGAGGTCGATTGCTCTGCTGTCAACTATATTGGGCGAGGAAGAATGGGTATCCAGGCCACGATAACCCATCAATTTCTGTGGTGGATAGCTTATAAGCTCGGCGTTAACCGGACTTACGAAAAAAAGAAATGATAAAATTAAGAATCTAAGCAATCGCATCTTCCGACCTTTTAAGGTGTATTTGTGGTTCCTGATTCGGCCTTGCCTTCATATGCTCAATAAGGTCTGGTTCATATCTATCCGCCTCGACCATTGAACGGACTGCGGCAGAATAGATTCCTTGAGCGGACAAGAAATTTGATTCTTCTTTAAGATATTGAAACACTTTAGCCAAAGCTCCTAATCGGACAACATAATGCCATCGTTCATCAAACGCCGGTGCTTGACTGTCTTTATCAAGGATAGGAATCCTCGTAAAATATTCAAGATACATCGTTATTGCTGAACTTGGTTCCGGATATAAAGTAATGACTTTGAATTTGGGCGCGCGTTCTTGTGGGCCAAGAACAACTAATGTTGTAGCCCCTGAATTTTCTCTTACCGTAACGCTTCCCGTTGTATCTTTCTGTTTTGACACATATATTTCTCTCGCCGCAAAAGTCGTTGTTCCCGCCACGGCGGTCGTGCCATTTAAGGCATAAGTATCAACTCTCCATATGCCATTTGAATCGTAACCAGAAACACTGACAGTCAAAGTCGTATCTCCCGCATCACTGGCAGAACTAGAAAGAACATCAATCGTATCCGCTACCGTAAGTCGTGTAGATACACCTTCCTGTTCCCATAACCTGTAATACCGCGGATTCCCTGTTGCCGTAGGATTCGGGACTAATTGAAAGAACCTATCATCTGGAATTTGTATAAGCTTTATAGGTGAAGATGTTTGACGCAAGATTGATACCTTGTCCAAATCTCTTGGAAGGACATAATCTTCCGTAGTGCTTGCTGTGGTGAATGTTGTTTTACGCCGCAGAAAACTCCAAAGATGGGAGTAACTTCCTTTTGACATAGCCCAACCCGGGTCGTTGATTTCGTTTATAGAAAGATTAACGAATTCATTGACTAAATCGCCTATCTGTGTTCTGTTCTGTCGTGTGGTATTTAATACCGAATCAGTTATCTCTCTGCGGCTCAATCCCATATATTTTCTCCTCGTTCCTGATGGCAAACAGGGCGGCATACCAAAACATTGCCCACACTGAAACAAGCCAAAGTTTTGAAGGATAGTTTAAAAAACCTGTGACCAGAAATCCCAATATACACGCTTTAAGGCATAATTCAGTTTTATCACGAGCAACTATATGAAAGAAATTATTGACCATTCCCAAAATACAAACCAATCCGATAATACCTATCTCAACTCCGTACTGTAGATATTCAAGATGGACATGGCGGGCATCAGGGATTGGCGTATGCGGATATAGAATATTAACAGTCCCAAGACCAAAACCCGTAATAGGCATTTTTGAAAAAACTCCCCAATAATATTCCCATATCGCGATACGTCCAGTTGCGCTAAAGAATTTGATACCCGCAAAATAACCTATAACCGCTCCGATAAAAACAATCACCGCTAATAATGTCAACCATTTATTTCTAAACCAATACACCAAGATACAAAAAATCGTTAATATTCCGGAGATTGAAGGCATACCTATTGTTGTTCCACAATTCATTAGAACCAATGCCATCAACCCCAAAGCAAGCCAATCTTCTCTTTTTGATTTCCACAAGAATAAAGGAATTGTACTTCCTAAAAATCCGCTTAAATGAGTTCCGTTTCCTAAAAATCCTGAAACAGGGTTATTAAGCATATGTGATTTAGATTTTAGCGCCGGTTCTAATTTATCTTTTAAAATTTCAAAAAACTGTGATAAATCAAATTTTTGAAGAACACACATAAAAAGAGTCCCGATAACAACATATTTCATAATCGACAATATTTTCTCGATATGTGATTTATCCAAATATTGAACAATCATCTGATACAAAAAAAGAAGACAAATAAAATTAAAATATGGGAAAAAATGTTTTACATCATATCGTCCTTGAATCTGCGATTGCCAACAAATATAAGCCGTCTGTAATCCGACCCAAAGAATAAGACATCCTAAAGGCCAGTTACTCACCAATCTTTGTTTTGATTTTTCAATGAACGACCACGCGAAAGCCATCATTATGACCGTTTGCGCGAATATCCCCTGGCAATGCCAAATATCCGGCTTTTGGAGAAATAATGGAGATAAGCTTATACCAATGATTAGGAATGAAATTATATAAAACATAAAGATAGGGAGGTGGGTTTTACCCCACCTCCCTTTCAGTTATTTCAGAATACACTCAATTTGATCGCCTGATACACCGGCAATACCGGCAATGGCATAAGCACCTCTACCATCAATACCGGCACACGCATCACCACCACCAGTTGTTGCTGAAGAACATAGCAAACCACCGGCGGCAATTCCTGCTGCACCGACATCGCATTGCGCCAAACCGTAAACGATAAGGGAGCAATCCGAACCAGTCGTACAAGCAGAAGCAATAACGCCAGCCACTAACCCTGTGTCAGCGGTTGTCGTTGTCGTGATATAAAGGTCATCATCATCTGTTGCTGACCCAATATCCCAAACAACAACATCGCCTTCATCAAGGTCTGCCCCAGAGTTATTGTAAACGGGGATTCTGACATTAGCCCCACCAGCAGTATCTCTAGGATTAGCGACAAACCAAGCATCAACGTTACCCACCGAAACGAACAGGAGGGTAACAAGAATTAAAAATAATTTTCTCATTTTATCCTCCTTATGCAGTTACCGATGTTATAACGCCGTTAGTTCTCCGGGAACCTGTCGTCAGGTTTCCAGCCAAGTACATCAAAGCTGACGTAGCCAACTGGTTATCACGTTGTTCAAACTGCGTGACTTCCATATTCGCTTGCGCCAAGACCTGCAACCACAAACTATTCGTATCTACAAAATATACGTTACCTGCGGGACAATTATCGTCAAATACGACAGGCAAGGTCGAATACTGAAGTGACCGGAATCCGGCGTCACCCAGTTCATTACTCGCGTATCGCATATTCGATGTCAACCCGAGTTCGTATAATTGGTAGATAGCCGGGGTCGTGAAAATAGCACGAGGCCCCTGATTACCTTTAACAGTGTTATTCAAAACTGTGTTAAAAGCAATCAACCCAGCTTGTGATGTGTTAAACGCCGTAACCGCTGTGGTGTAGGCATAATTGCGCCAGTAACTATTTCCACTCGCGCTACTTGCCGTAATCCCACCAACGTCGGTTTGTGAAGAAGGTGTTTCATGGATAAGATACTGCAATCCGCCGAATTCCGTGGTTGTAGCACCATCCTCAAACACCTGCGCGCCGAGTAATTGGGACATGGAAATTTCAGCTTCCATTTTCTTTTCCTCGGCGTAATCCAACAACTTTTCTCTATCCCCTGCGTTCATCGCCATATCAATGGTACTTAACACAACTGAACCGGCGGCAACCTTGATGTTGAATTCGGCACGGCTGATATTGTCCGTAATGGGCAAATCAATCGTTCCGAGCTTGTCATACATCTGGAATGACGCGTTCGTTGCGTAAATGAGTGGGTGAGTGAACGTACGACCACCTTTGCGGATTTTGATATTCCCCGATTTCTTCAACATCCAGTACAATGGATTATTGGTAGAAACCGCGTCAAATATCTCTTTCCCGTGGTCTTGCAGGGTAGTAGTAACTAACGTATTAAAGCTACTATTACCTGAAGCCATTTATTTTTCTCCTATATCCCGGATTGTTGCATCTTGCTTGCGAGCTGTTCACGAAAAGACAGGCGTTCCTTTGTAGGAATACCATTATTCGTTGGCATGGAAGCATTCTCAAGATTAGCCTGGGATTTTTGTTGAGTTTTAACCTGTTGTTTGACCTGTGCCACCGATTTTGCGGCGGCTTCCCTTTTTGGCCCCATGACAGCCCAAGTCGCACGCTCAAGGTCAAGACCGGCACGGACAAGATTCGCGATTTCTACTTCTTCGGGAGAACCGGCAACCACATCTTTGGCATCATTACGAAACAACTTTTCCTGAATTTTAGCTGTTTGTAAAGATAATGCGTCAATGGTTAATTGGTAATCCCGCCTTGCTTCTTCTTTAGCCGCTTTAATCTTTATTTCCGTGCGCCTGTCTATCTCTTGCCAAAAAACTTTTGTTTGAGCATCCATTCCCAGGTATGGGTCTAAAGGCTCTTGCGTTTGTTGCGCAGGTTGCTGGCGCTGATTTGCCGCTATCGCCTGTTCACGCCAATAGTTTTTTTCATCAGCGACTTCCTTGAACCTGTCATAGGGCACTACCTTCTCTTGCTCGACTTTTGGCGTGGTTGTCTCCACGGGAGCGGCGGTGGACGATTCCGCGTTTACATCCGGTGCGGTGGACGATTCCGCGTTTACATCCTGGATTTCATCGGGCATTGTGCTTTCCTTCCAAATTTTCCCAATAAAAAAACCCGATACCCCCTAATATTAGGTATCGGGTTTTTTGCAAGTTTCGAGGCTTGCTAGCGTATTGGGCGGATGGTAAGTAGCGAGCTGACCACCCTGATTTTTATGAAGCCGAAGGTATCCAACGACTTCTATTAAAAGAACCGCTCCTTATTGCTTCAGTTAAATTTTCAATACTTTTGTTGTTGTTGACAGTCTTAACAATAACTGTCTTACTTTCCATCTTTCTGTCCATTGAATCTTTCATGGCTTTGATTAAAGAATTGGAATATTCCATCATTGACTTCATATCTTCTTTATGCCCGGATTCTTTATTGTCAGCCATTGATTTCATGGTTCTCATCATAGACTGGTTTATTTTTCCATTCTCACGCATGGCTTGCAACATCATGGAATTGTTTTGAGGTTTATTAAACTTTTTAATAATCCCCATGAGCTTTTCCATAGACATTGAGTGCGTCTTCCGCATTTCAACAAGAAAATCCCGAAGCATGGAAGTCCGGTCTTTTAAGGAAGATGAAATTGAATTGACAATATCTTTATTGTCATTCTCAACCTGGATATTAATTTTCATTCTTATCCCTTTTTGTTAGGAATTTTCCCGAAAGAAAAATGATTCTCTTTTCTCGGTTCTCCACGTCTTGCCGCGCTTGCATCATCAAGATTATTCCGTTGATTGCGTGGCGTTAAACTCACCGGAGAAATTCTCATGTTTCTCGGTTTGTTGCTAAATGTTGAGCGTTCCATGTTTGTTCTCATATTTCCTCCTATTTACGTTTACTTTTCCCTGCTTTTCTGTAAGCAGCGGCTTGTGCTTGTTTTCTTGAATAACCTGAAAGAATCATCTCACGGATATTTTGCCCAATAACTTTTGCGCTACTTCCTGCCTTAAGCGGCATATTTTACCTCACTTTCAAATTTCTGGTATCTCCGGCCTCCGGGATACTACTCCTGTTTTTTTTATCCGATGAACCGTCCATGACCAAACCTTTTTCTTTCATATATTGACATTTTTCTTTCTTGCTATAAAACGTCCTTGCCAAGGCGCGGTCATAATATGGTTTTTCATTCTTTGGGAACCAAATCAATTCACCTCTAGAATCACGATATTTTGTGTCTTTGAGAATAAGTGTCATAACTGCGCCGACTCCCGATATATTGATGGATTAGAAGGAACTGGTTGCGCCCTTAACGCCCTGACTTCATTCGTCGCACTCCCGGCTGTCGGCCCACCTTGTCCACCGCCCATTAAAATCTCTTGTGCCGGAAGAAGCCCCTGCGTATTCGGCCCAACATCTTGAATAATACGGCTGACATCCCGGACGATTTCCGGGTTATTCTGTAACCAAAGTCGAAGAATTTCCGCCAAATCAACTTTCTTGCCTTGCTGTTGCATAAGGGCGATAACGTCGGTACGGCCAAGAATACTAATAAGATTCTCAATGCGTTTTGTTATCAAGGCACTATCAACCTTTTGTGTGCTACCGACTTCAATGTCAAAACTATACTGTCCTTCGATAAGTTTCTCGCTCATCACGGAATCTATGTCAACAAGCCAAGTATAGGTCGGTTGTCCTGTCTTTGGATTGATACCACTCTCTCCTGTGATAATTTCTAATTCTTCCAACTCCACAAATTGAGTAATAATTTGCCATAACTTTGTCGCTTGACGATTCACAAATCCCTGAACGGATTTGCTCATATCCGACAATCTGATATTCTCCCCGCCCTGGGCGATAGATTCTCCTGTCGCCGTTTCACCGGATGACATACCAAGAATCTTGGCCTGGGTAACACCCGTCATCATTGTGATAACAGTAATCATTTGGTCAATGACCGCTTTCAAATCGGCTTTTAATTGAGTAAAATTGATTTCCCTGATAACTTCCGCGGGATTCTTGTTACATTCAACCAACGCACCAATATCCCCATCTCTTAACGCCTTGACGCCATTTACCGAAATTCCGGAAGAATCATAAGCCACCTTAGGGATAAACCTGTCCAGCTGGTCAAGTATCATATCAAAAGTAGAAGTCAACCTGTCCTGAAGATTTTTGATTTTTGTTAAATCGCTTCTCTTAAATTGTAAATGCCCATGACGATTGAATTCAATGATATCATATTGGAAACCGTCAATCTTATAAATGCTTTGTTCATGGTACAATTCTCGAAATAACTCACCATCTTTTGCTATAACAAGGCGGTACATTTTACTGTTATTACGGTAATGAATTTCATAGACCCGAAGAACATTGAATTCATCTATTTCCGTTTGTGGGACATTTAATCCCATATCTGTTGGAAAATCCGGCGGCGTACCTTTTAACTTAGAAGTATTTTTATAAAATTTATTACGCTTCAATTCCGCGACTGTCTTATCAAACTCCTCGGCGACCCACATGGCTTCATCAATATTCCTCGCTCTGGGGTCAATGAGGAATTTAAAAGGCGAAACCCATTTGACGTAAGGAAACTCGGCAATTATCTTCTGATTTATCTCCGGGCGAACAACCTCTTTTTCTTCCACCTTCTTTAACCCCAATTTTTCAAGCGTCCGGTCAACGATATTCTTCTTTTCTTTTTTATCCTCATCCTCAATATCCATGCCGAACTTTGTGGCATACCCGACCTTTGCTATACCACGGTTAAGCACATAAGCGTCCCATACCGCCATTTCGTTCTCGGCATCGACACCGATCTCTTTATAAAAATAATTCATTATCCCTTTAGCGTAAGGCGCGGAATCTTCATCACCCTTGCGTTTAGGTTTAGTCATTACCTGTGGATTCTGAAAGTAAAGCGACGGAACGATGAGTTTAGCGATAATATGAAAAAAGTTTATCGTTGTCGTATTATATTCATTCGCGGAATAAATGCCGGTAGAAAATCCTTTCTCGAAATAATCGATATTCTCACCAGCTTTGATACGTTTTTTATCCGTATATTCACCGAACTCTTTATTACGAAAATCCTCGGCAAGCGTTAATTCGCAACGCCAACGGTCGATGTCCCTGATGAATGACATATTTTATCCAATCTTCGGGTCGTTAGAAGTATCAATCATCGTTGTCGGCCCCTTGTTGGCTTCATTGAATGGAACTTTCTTTTTTGGTTCTTCTTTCGGTATTTCTTTTTTTACTTCGTCTTTAGCCATGTTGTTCTCCTTTTTAACCATGTTGTTCTCCTTTGTTTTTTAGATAATCCATATATTCGTCCACGATACTGATATCATTTACGGGCATACTAACTCCTATAATTTTGTTATAGAACATTCACATTCACAAAAAATACAAACAATATTTGATGGGAAACTAATCATAAAATCATTTATAAATGACGGTAAAATACGAATTCTTTTTTTATATTTATCACAATTTTTATTATAACAACTTACATGATATTTATATTCTAGTGCTTTTTTCATGTCAACTCAACGACGGTTCATACNGCCTTCTCATNCGAGAAGGAAGCCTGCGTTGCATNCTNTTATGNTCTTCGATCCATTTCTCCTCAAGCCACGCCGGAGAATTTTTCGGCGGCCCGGCCGGTTCCGGCATACCGCCTTTTTGCACAATGCTTATTTGCCATGACAAAGAATCAATAAGGTCATTTGGTTCCGGCATATGATCACGGGTTGTTTGCATCATTTGATACGCCAGATCGCCAAACGCGCCTTTTAAGGTTTCAACGCTGGTTCCGGGGAACAGGATGTCACCACGTTCGTGGTAAGGTTGCATACCTTCAATGCGAACCTTTTTTCCTTCGCCATGCCGCCAGCGTGTCAAAAATTTTTCAACTCCGAAATTATTAAAATTGCTATCACGCAACCTTTCTTCCTCCATTTTCTTTTGCAAATCACGCTCGAACATCCCTCTGAAGAATATTGTTTCAACACCGAACTTAACAAGTCTGTATTTACGGTTCATCGACAATATCCATTCTATCATCTGCGTTGGCGTACAGTTACGTTTATTTAATAATTCTAAAATATATATCTTGAACTTGGAATCCGTACCGCAAATCGTCCCTGCCGTAAAATCTTCTCCCTCGCCCGCCGGATCAAGCGTCCCGGTGATATAAAGGTCACCATATAAACCTGTCAACGCCGGAGTCGAAGATTGTTTTAATTGACCATAAAATCTAAAATCATCATACTTAAATAACGCCGAATCGTCGCTGACGGGATTATTCTGATAAATACAATTCTTACTGGCAAATCCCCAAGCAACATAATTGCCGGTTTCTGTCTGTAAAGCATAAACTATTTCTTCTTTATCATATCTTATGTCAACAACTTTATCCTCTTTCTCAACAAGCCAACTGTTTCTTTTATAAAAACTATCTATAATTTTAAATGCCTTAACTGGCTTGCACCATTTTATGAACCTTAATTTCTCGGTACGACCATTAGACTTAAAACCACTATTGTTACTGGCATTTATCCAATAATTACCATTACCTCTTTTATCTTTAGAACAAAATCCCCAATCAAACCCAAGCCTTGTTAATACTTCTCCAATCCTTTTATGAACTTCAGGATTGTGATTCCTGCATTGAGCTATATTAATAGAACCAGCGCTACAATGACCTTCACCATCAAACATACCACCAAGCCAAGCCGCATCTCTTAATAAATCATCAGGAACTTCTGGAAGCCAATGATTATATACTTGAAATAATTTTCCACTAATTTTAGCCGGAGCATACATCCTATGAGTTTTATCAAATCTGTTTATAAACCAATTATGATCCGGAGTGCATCTAATTACTTTACCTGATTCTAAAAATATTTTTACAACATGGGCTAACCTGCTTTGTACTTTTATAACTTTAGAACGACAAACTTTTCTTTTTCCTGTTCCCGAACCCATACCCCAACCAACAACATATTCTCCTTCTTTTACCTCTGATATTGGTTTGGAATCCCAATTATCCATAAGAATCGGTGCTTCAGCGGGGTTGCAAGAATAGATATAAGAACCCTGTTCCGACTTCTGCCTAACCAGAAACTCGTGGGTCAATGAGTCCGGTCCTATATCATCAAAATATAAACCTAAAGAATCATCAGATTTTTTAATAAAAATATCAAAATTCCCTCTCTCTTTATTTTCTTCAATGATACGTCCATAGCAATCAGCGAAATGCCATCTTGTCCCGGTCAATATAAGAATACCTCCCGGACGCAATAATGATAAAGATTTTTTATAGCAATCATGCACCTTATCCATCTGCGCTTTTGTCGTCACGTTCAAATCAGAAACAATATCGTCAAAGATAATTATATCATAGTGCATACCGACCTTGCTGGTCTCGATACCGGCGGTATCGACTGATGGTTCAACGCTCCCGGACCTGCGTAATGAAATATTTATCTGACTGTCATTCCACTTCCCCTTCAGTGAAGTCGTCTCCCATCCAGAAAAAAACTCCCGGAATCGTGAACGCCCGGTCTTACCTTCGATATGGTTCTTGATACCAAGTAAAAAATTTTGTGCCTTCGTTGCTGAATCTGAATATATCAATATCCTGTTATCCGGGTTGTGTAATAATTTCCAGAGAGTGAATCCTTGCGTAATGATACAACTCTTAAATGTATACCGTGGCATTAGTATTAACTTGGACTTGGAATCTTTTTCAAGGAACCGACATAAATCCAGGTGTTCATCGTTCATATCAACGTGTCCTAAAACCATCTGGGCGAAAAAATGATAATCCTCCATGCATTTGGCATAGAAATGCGCCAATTCTTCTTCAGTCATTTGGTCAGCGGGTTTTAAGGTTTCGTAGCGGATCATTTTTTCTTTGGTAGATACTTGATCTGTATTCTTTTGACAGGGAAAGGCTCTCCGGCCTTTTTGCATTTCTTGATAAATTCCCGTTCCTCAAAATTCGGGCGGCCGACTTTGAAAAGAATTTCTACCCGTGTGTCTCTTTTATCGATCTTGCGTCCGTAACATCGCCGTGTTGCTGTGACAACGTCTTTATCGGTGTAATACTTCGTGACCTTCCATGCTCCCACCGCTAAAAGTACTTTAGTTAAATCAGAAAAAATCTTGCGTGGTATTTTCATTTTCGTTTCTCCTGGTGCGTTGGCACAGGCATAGAACCTAATCCTGCCGGTTCCGGCTTCCTCGCCTCATTAAACTTCGCGATTATCATATCCTTCGTTTCATCGTCCAGAAGGTTATTAAACATAGCGATTAAATCCATTTGCTTAGGACAAACCATTACCTCAACCGTCGTCCCAATATGCAAAGGATAATCACGTAAGGGGCGGATGAGTTCAAGTTTATAACCATTGTCATCAATAACTTTCGCTATGATCTTCATATCACCCCCATCTTTTTTAACCTTTTTTGTCCATGTTCCATTAACATAATCTTTGATTTTAACCTGTCTTTCTGTTCCACCATTTCCGGTACTTTATCGATTGTGGCACACTCCAGCGCCTTATCCGTCCACAGCAACGCCTTCTCAAAGAACCCACCGGAGGCGTAACAATTCGCCAAATCAACATATATCCCATATTTATTTCCTACCGTCAATCTTTCCGCCAATAACAATGGTTTTATCGCCGTGAACCGGTCGCCGCGCTCGATATAATAACTCGCGAAATTAACCCAGTTCTCCGCGCAATCAGGAAACTGCGCCGCTGAATATCCAAACAACCTTTCATTATCTTTCCAGGCCGGTATGTAAGATAATGTTTTGCAAAAATATAATGCCGCCAAAACCAAAAAAAGTTCGTAAGGAAGGACTGCCACCAGCAAAGCGCAAAAGAAAACATTGGCAATAAGCATATACCTCTCCGTCACGAACTGACCCAAAATAATGAACTGACTGAACAAACCCATGAACGCGAACCAGCAGAGCGCTATCTTCCAATCAATCAGCGCCGCCATGAGTGCGAAAGATAAAACAACGGCGACGGATAACCACCAAAATTTCCATGTCTGTTGTTCCGATTTTTTCCCAAATGAATGAAAAAAACCCAACCTGACCGGCCAGACGCTTAAATAAATATAATAAGCTAATACCCTCGGCACATGATAAAAATTCTTCCACGCGAAACCGGAAACCAAACCCATCTCGTCATGGTTTTTTTTCCTTAGCCCCAACCCTGTCCATAACCGTTTGCCGGATAGAAACGCCAGGAGAGGAATTGAACACAACCATCCCTGTGGAAAGAATAAAGCCGGAACTATGAAAGGGATTGACAAGAGTGTTGAATTAAGCGCCGCGCCATAGAACGCCATCGCCGCTAAAGGGACGCCATG